TTCCGGTCCGGACTCCACTGTCGATACAGTATACGATCCTCAGGATATGATGGAAGACTTCTTCCTGGCAACTGGCGCTGAAGGTAAAGGTAGTAAGATTGAAATTCTACCAGGTGGTCAAAATCTTGGCTCGCTAGAAGATTTGAACTACTTTGCCGACAAGCTCAGTCAGGGCCTGCGTGTTCCGACTTCATGGATGCGCGACGGATCTAACGGCCCGGCAACTGTCAATGATGGCAAGAGCGGCGCGGCATTTGTGCAGGAGTTACGCTTTTCTAAATTCATTGAACGGTTGCAAGATCGATTGATCGATTGTCTGGATACTGAATTCAAATTGTTCCTAAAGAACGTCGGCATTCGAATTGATCACGAAGCGTTTTACCTACAGTTGCCAGAGCCATCCAACTTTGCTGCATATCGTCAAGCTGCTAAGGACGCAGACCTATTGAATGTATTCTCAAGCACTACGGCAATTCCGCAGCTATCACCACGCTTTGCAATGAAACGATTCCTGCAATTGACTGAAGCTGAAATCGCTGACAACGAACGTCAACTCCGTGAAGAAAAAGCGGTAGCGATTGATGATCCCCAATTACTAATGAAGCTGTACCAACCCGAAGCTGCTGCCGAAGGCGGTGGTGGAATTGATACTGGCGGTGGATTAGGAGGTGGTGGCGGAGGCATGGGTGACCTAGCTCTTGATATGGAAGAACCACCAGCAGAGGGTGGCGAAGAAGCTCCAGCAGCCGGCGAAGAAGCTCCAGCAGCCGGCGAAGAAGCTCCAGCTGAACTATAAAGCATAAATAGGGCAATACATCTATTGCCCTATTTATGAAAACCTCTTTTCTGATCGAAACCTGCCTAGCAGATCAAGCCCAGTTCGTTACCGAATCTACACTAGACGAAGCAACTGGTAAACGTAATTGGTACCTCGAAGGTATCTGTATGATGGGTAATGCTGAGAACCGCAACAAGCGCAATTACCCAGTGCAAGAGATTGCAAAGGCTGTCGAATCCTTGCAAGAGTCAATCAAGAACAAACAGTGCTTTGGTGAACTTGACCACCCACTCGATTCTCGTATTGCAATCGAACTAAAGAATGTTTCACATATGTTCGAATCCCTATCGATGAACGGATCGAACGCTCACGGCCGCATTAAGATTCTCGAAACCCCAATGGGCTTGATTGCATCTAAGATCCTTGAGGGCGGCGGCCGTCTAGGTGTATCATCTCGTGGTACTGGTGATGTAATGGAAGGTGGAGTCGTCAAGAACTTCCAATGTAGCTGCATTGACCTAGTCGCAACCCCATCAGCTCCGAACGCAATGCCTGCATCGATCTACGAAGCACTACAGCAAGATATCCAAGGCAGACGCGTGCAAACTCTCGCGGAAGCTCTACAAGAAGACAAAACAGCTCAAAAGTACTTTGATGTTGAGGTTAATAAGTTTATCCGCAGCTTGCTAGGCTAAAGTGCAATTCGGTGATAGTTATCAGCTGGTTGGTGCAAATCGCGCACTCCATGCAATGGTTGGTTGTATTACACTAAGGTAATAACATGGGTAGATTCGCTCAATTTCTGTACGAAAAATCATACATTAGCCCCGAGCTAGATGCTCACATGGAGCAACAGGGGTTTCGTCTGCTCGGCAAAGGCGCTGATCAGCGAGCGTATATCAATGACGCCAACAACGAAGTCATTAAGGTATTCGGAAATGCACTGAAAGGTAAGGGCCGCGCGCAGCTATCCCCTGGCCAACTGGCACTCAAAACATGGGAAGAATACTGCACTCGCAACAGCTCTAACCCATTCCTACCAAAAATTTGGGGATATCAAACCTACGTATATGATAATGTAATATATGCACAAGTTCACACTGAGTTGTTGCACCCAACCCCGCGTCCACTTCGGAATTGCCTCGGTAGATTTCTATCCGTCTACGAGCAACCGTATTTCAAACGCAACTTTCCTACACTAGTATCGGATTTTTTTGCTATCGATCCAGCTGATGATATGAAGGTACACACCACTGCTAAAGCACCATATGTGAGTTACCTACATGCGTCCATGTCTATGGCAGATATTAAAACACTACGTGGGCTACGTCAGACACTAGGAGAAGGAAAGTGGAAATTGTTTATGTCAACTGTTGATGACTTAATAGCATTTGCCAAAACTCTCCCAAATGGAACTTCAGATCTAAACGGAAGCAACGTGATGCAGCGAGCAAATGGGCAACTCGTGTTTATGGATCCGTGGTTAATTATGTCGGGTTAGTTTAAAATACCATCGGCATTTCGTCGAAATCGCTTCCGCCATCTTCGTCATCAAACTCGTGCTTGCTCTCTTCACTTTCTTCAGTGGAGTAGAGCATTTCGAATGCTTTATCGTCAAACGCAGCTAGTTGTTTAACCACCCGGCATGTTAGCACAGTTGCCATCACACAGTCATCTGTCATGCCTTCCTTGGCCTGGTATGTTCCACCAGCAAGTACGAAGTTTTTAATCTCGTGTACTAGATCGCGACTATTGATCTTGAGTCGCCCCCCTTCGACAAACTCTTTGAAAATCTTACAGCCTTGCGCCTTTGATTTTTTGCCAGTGTTCAACCCAACCTGACCTTCCTCTGATACCAACTCGACATTGTCGGGTAATTCTTCATCATTCTCGAACAGCGCGATGATACCTTCACCGACGCCGTTATTTTCAACAGTGAAGAACACCTGCCATCCAGCTTCATCAGCCTTTGCCCAAATTCGTTTAAGAGCAACGTAGATGTCACCAGTCTTTGATTTGTTTGCTCGCAGCTCCATCATCTGCTCGAGGTCGGGGTAGGAATACACTTCAACAACTGTAAAGTCTTTGCCTACGCCTTTACTTGGATCGACTGTGACAATACACTGCTTCTCATACTCTTGCACCTCTACTGACGAATGCCGCTCTGGATTTTGCCACTGATTGTGTAAATTTGCCTGCCATGGGTTAGGGGCCTGCTGTTGTTGCGAGAATTTTTTCTTTTGTTGTGGTTCAAATTCCTTCCACACTTTAACCCCAAGCTCTTGTGATTTATGCTCGTGCGTCTTGAGTTGGGCTGCCTTCAAGCTATCGACGAGCAATGGATCGCTGGACACCATTTTACACTCGAACTCCTGCTCCCATTTTAGCAACCCGTTCTTGGAAATCTCCCGCTTCCTGAAGTTCTCGTCACGCCCCGGTACTTGCGTCCAGTGAATCGTGAGTGGCTTCATTCCATTGATGTCTGCGATTGCACCTCTCCACAGCGTTGCAAATAGATCCGAATCTCCATTGGGAGTAGATGTCATAAACAACTTACCACCAGTTGCAAGTGTTGGTGAGATCGACGCCCAGAACTCCGTCTGGATCATGGGGCGGACGAACGCTGTTTCATCACAGTACAGAATAGAAAACGATCCACCTCGCCCAGTTGTTTCGGAAGTAGCATCTGATATGATTCGACTACCAGTTTCAAATTTCAGTGATAGTTTATTCCAACCATCATCAGTAACTCCTGGTTTTAAAAAGTCCGGAAGGTTCTCGTACATGTATTTGATACGTGATATCATCTCACTTGAGTTTTTATGCTTATTACTTGTTATAAGGACGGTCTTATCTTTGTGGAAAATGCTGAACCAAAACAAGTATGCACAACTCGTTTCTGACTTACCAGACTGACGCGGAAACAGTGTGATGACGTCTTTGTTGTGGTGGTATGCTAAGATCAGTTCAACTTGGTAATCATACAACTTGAACAATGTCCGCCCAGTGACTGGGTGTCGAACGTACAGGTAAGTTTCGATGAAGTAGACGGGGTCACGAGCACACTTGGTAAACTCTCTTACTTGATCTGGAGTCATTTCAACTTGAGTTGAATTCCCCTTCTTTACGTTTGCGTTTTTTGTTGCCATTGCGTCTCGTAGCCAGATAGCTGCTATTTACACTAAAAGAAAAAGGGGCTAAAAAGCCCCTTTTGCCTGCTATATGTGTAGATTAACCGTTTGGACCAACACCACCTAGAGCCATGTTGTTTGTAACAACATTACCGAATGTCTGGAACATATGATCAACCGAGATTGTCAAATCAATTGTAAGTGCTTCAGAGTTTGCGTAATCCAATTCAGACCCCTTCCACTCCTTGATCATGCAACCTTCGTACGTCCAAGTTTCTAGCACTAGATTGTTACCGTTTAGTAGATCCAGAATAGTAGCAAACTTGTACATGCTACCGGATTCGTTTGCACGTAGAAAAGGACCATCAGCACCGATGATGTACTGTTGACGTTGTAGCTGCTCTTGCACTGCACGACCAACTGAACTACCAATGTCATCGTCTAGTGTTAGCGATAGATCGCCAATTTCGTGCTTGCCAAGAACCTTAGCTGTCGAATTGTAACGGTGTAGATCAATCGATTTGAATTTCAAATCAGGACGAGTTACCTTCTTTGCCTGCATCGACAGAGCGATTGTGTTTGATAGATTTCCAAATTGCACGAATTGGATTCTCCACTTGTTCTGTTGCTTTGGTTGTAGAAAGCCAGTTCCAACGTCTGGTAGTCCGCCAACTTGTGATAATGTGCTCATTTTAAGCCCTATGTGAAAAATGTATAACCTTATTTATGCTCTTGCGAAGATCCTGTGAAAAAAAAGTTTCCGCTAAATACTCGATCGTATACCTACCCCACTATGAAATTCTCTGATCTTCTCGGCTCTCCAGCTGAACTCGTGTCCGAACAAGCTGTAACAGAGTTTTCTGATAGCGTCGACGTCGCCCCTGGACACATGGCTAACCACGGCATGGTAGGCAATGTTAAAGTAATTCGAATCAGAGACGACATCGCTGAAGTCATTGACCGCAATGGTAAGCACTTGAAACTGCAATTGAGTAGCCTCCACCCGGGTGAAATGCAGGAGAGCACGGTGACGGAACTGTCAACCCCTAAATTAGGTAAATACAAGACCAGTGCTGCGAAGCAAGCGAGTGCAGCAGATAAGGCGGCAGATACTGCGTACAACGCTGGTGATATAGCAGCAGGTAAACAATTAACAGCAAAAGCTGACAAGCGTTTTAGTGGTATTATGACAGCAACTAAGAAACAATTTATGAACGATGCAAAACAACCGGTAACAGAAGCTACCAAAGTGCCAACAGCTAAGCAAGTAGAGGTGGCAAAAACAAAGTATGACGGATTCGGACTAAAAATCGAAAACGCAAAAAAGAAAGCTGGCTACGCTCGTGGCACGGGAGTAGTTGGTGACCTTCAGCGCAAGCAAGGACAAGCGTATGATGCATACCGCGCACTCAAGGCTGCTCACGAAAAAGGACTGTCGGAAACAGCACTAACTGAACTAGACACGTCAACGTACCAATCCTATATCAAAACAGTTGCAGCCAACCCAGCCACATCGTTCAGAAAAGCTACAAAACAAATCTTGGCAACCCGCTCAGCAAAAGAAAAAATTCACCAAAAGCAAGTCGATGCAACTGCTCGTGCAAAAGGAGACCCAAGAGTGAAACAAGAGAAGTCAATCTTCCCACACGATGTTGATCACATGAATGGCCCAATCCTGCGGAATCACTCGATGGTTACTCACAACGTGCAAGTTGATAATCTGCGCGATTGGGAACGGGCTGTCAACAGTATTAACAGCCGACTATTTGACGACGATTGTGAATATACATCAAACAGTCGTGGCAAATTTGTCCGCGCCCCTTCTGGCGCCATTGTTGCAACATGGGATAATAGCAAGCAGCAGGGTTGGTTTAATTCTCGCGGGCAGACGGTTCGGCCAATTCGTGAAAGTGTTGATGCAGCTGCATTGCACGTTGGGGATCCTGTGCGCATTGTCGGTAACGTTCAAAGCGCCGGCGAAACAGGTGTATTCATTGATGCAGGCGTTGATGGTAAGTTTGTGGTTATCCGACTCGATAGTGATGGCACAAAGCATTCGTATCACAGCAGTGATGTTGAGTATTACGAAGGCGACGACGAAGCTGATGAAGATTACGAGAGTGTGACAGAGCTTGCAATGCCGTATTCTGAATTCAAAGACCACAAGCTATGGTCATCAGTTGCTCGCAAAGCAGGACATACTGTGGAACCTGCGTCAAACGGTCGGAAACTCCAAGCATACAATAAGTACGGAGACAAAGTAGGAGCATACGATATGGAAGCTAAAAAAGGGCCCATAGCAGGATCAAGCACGAACGAAGCTCACAAACTAGGCGACAAGGTCACGATCACCAAAGGTCCAAAGAATGTTGTTGGTAAGTCTGGTCACATCGGCGAGATTCGCACTGGCGCATTCAAAGGTGCAAACAAGACATACACAATTGACCATGATGGTGGGTCGATCCAACTATCAAAGACTCACTTTACTGGTGAAAAAGGAAAGAAAGCTGTGAAAGAATCAGTATTCGAATCAGCACTACAAGAAACTCTAACAGAAGCTCGTATCCCACTTGAAGGGCACCCGTACCACAAGAAAAGTGATGCTGAGTTAAAAGGTATTATCAAAGATGCTGGCCAATCTGCTCGTGACTTCAAAGGTGAGAAGTCAGAAGCCAAGTATCTTGACCAAGTAAATGATGCGTCCACTGTACTACATCACCGTGCTAAACAATCTGGCCTAAAAGATATTCCAGAGTCTGCTGAACCACATACTAACTTTGCTGTTGATATTGACGGCAAGACTTGGAAAGTATTCGGCGACGAAACACGTGCTAAAAACATTGCTCGTTCGATTATGCAAAAATACGCCAGCAAAAAGGTCAGTGTGCACCCAACCTCGTCCACTGTAACAGAAGCAAAGAAACCAGTAGCACCGACAGTTAGAAACCCTGTCGCTCGTGCTGCTCAAACAGTCGCAACTGGTTCAGGTTGGCACAAAGATAAGAAGCGTGCTGCTAAACAAGGTGATGCAAAGCACAAGAGTAAACTAGACGAGCAAAATATCGACGAGAGTGACTTGCTCGAAATCAGCAAAGATATGCGCGATCGTTACGTCAACCGCGCAGCATCTGCACACGGTGGATACAACATGGCTCGTCGCAACACACAAGGTACTGATCAGGATTAGCTGGACGGTATCGCCCTTGATGATATTTTGACATTAAAATAGCCCCGTAGTGGGGCTATTTAGGTTAGTTAATCAATTACAAATTGCGTGCAAGAGTTAGGAGATCGGCGCCTGCGTCTGGTGCTTGATCACGAGCCAGACGTTCATCACTCAGTGCTCGGTTGAGCCCTTGCTTGGTGTTGCGTTCTTTCCGAGCCCAGTA